AATTTTATTTGTAGGTATGGTGGGGGTACTGACGGCTCAGACTCACGGTGCTGTTCGTACCAAAGCTGTCGAGCGGGGCGACCAACATTAGACATACGCAGAGAGAACTCTGAGTTTCTTTCTGATGGCCTAGCCCAAGCTAGAAGCGAGTCCTTGATACGGGCCAGCGTGAAGTCCAGATCTTCATCACTTAAATTAAATTCACGGCCTTCGGATAGCTCTGAAAGCTGTCCATAAATATCGTCAATTAATGTGTCAAGTTTCATTTCCTATGCCTTACGAATCGACACTTCCGTGTCTTTGAATTGTAGTGTAAGTATTGTACACCAAGCTCTTTCTGAAGTGGAGTCTTTGCAGAAAGCCTACCGTCTTTATAAGACTTTACATCTATCAAAGTAATCTCACCTTCTGGGTTCATGGCAACAATGTCCACTGGCCCTGTGCATCCACAGTTCTTGAACACATGATAGCCATTGTCCCATAACCATGTAACGGCATAGTGTTCTGCTAAGTCACCGACTCTGTTAGGCTCGTGCTGTATTTTCATTTTTTTCTTCCTTGTATTTTGTAAGCCGCATAACTCTAGCTCTTCCTATCTTATCACCTCTATAAAATATAAGTCCTTTTAGCTCAAGCTGTCTGGGAATCCAGCCTACCCTTTCTTCGCCCCACTCTCCAGCATGGTCATCTTTTAGTTGTCTTGAGGTTAGGCCCAGTTCTCCCCGTTCTTCCAAAATATTTAAAATATGTTGCTCTATTTTTTCATCTTCTTTTGCTTTAGCCTCTACTGCATTTTGATATGTAGCTTCTTGTTCCTTTAGATATTCATCATTATCAATATACCTATCTAAAAAATCTTTTATACCCATAGCCTGATAATGTTTTTTTCTATTATTTTTATAGGTAGACCATTTTCCTGTAGTCCAATAATATGAAAACGTATCATTGTTTTTATTGGTAATCCACAACATACCGCCCCCAGCGATCTCATAATAAAAGCCACGCTCATCTAAATAATCTACAACATCTTCTATATCTTCTTGTGTGTAATGTCTGAATATTTTTTTACCTTTAGAGTTTGTGCGGTGATAATGCCACTTATATTCTTCAGTGTGTTTCACTCCAGTTATCTCCTATTTTGTACTCACCATCAAGAGGGCAGAATAATTCTAGCTCCTCACCCGACTGCTTTATTGCATCAACCCCCAGCATTCCTGTTGCATCAGCCACAGCTTCTTTTACCTCTAACTGCCACTCATCATGCACGTTACAAACAAAGTGTGCGTCCAGTGTGTTGAGCTTGATTAGCTGATTAAGATTTATCATCGCCTGCTTCATGATGATAGCGCCAGCACTTTGAAGTAATGTGTTCAGTGCGGCGTGTTCAGATCGGACATATAGCTTGCGACCATCTAGCCCTTTCAAGAAACCTTTTGAAGCCGCTCGTCCAACTGAGTCTTTAAGATGTTTAAATGCAGGGAGATTATCGAAGAAACGCTTTCTAAGTTCCGCACCATCTCTTTTGTTTCCTCCAACCACACTGCCAAGTTTTTCATCTCCTGCTCCGTATAAGAGTGCATAGATAAATGTCTTTGCCTGATTTCTTGATTCAAGCCCTGCAAGTCTTTGGTTAGCTGAGTGTATGTCTCCGTGCAATATTTCATCTTTGAACCCCTCATCCTTCATGTAGTGTGCAAGCATACGCAACTCAAGGCCGCTGGCGTCAATACCAACCAGCTTGTAGCCGTCTGCCACAGTCCAACAGGCCCGACACTCTTTGCCGTAGGGCGCTGAGAGGTTGGGAACCTGTGCCATGTTGGGGCTGTTGTGTGTCATGCGACCTGTGATAGTTCCGTTTGGATTAACAAAACCGCGAACACGATCATCGTCGTGACAAGCCTCAAGCCAAGAGGACACCTGTGCTATTCGCTTCTGAAGCAGAAGGTACTCAGCAATCAGTGTGGCCTCTGGAATATCTTTAATCTTACTGAGCGTAGACTCATCAACGATTGGCTGACCTGTGGGTGTGAACCGCTTGGGCTTCCAACCAAAATCAATCAGATACTCACCAATCTGTTTACGTGATCCAAGGTTGAAAGGAGTTTCTTCAATACGTACAGCCTTACGCTTTATTGCAATCTCTTCATATTCCTCTTGAGTCAAGCGGCTTTTCTTTTCTGAGCCTTGGATGAGGCCCATCTTAGATAGTGCGCCTGTCTTGGTAAAGTGTGGTAGAAGAATAGTTTTTAGTTGCTTAGGTCTGAAGGTCTTCTGCACCTCACGTTCTACTTCCTTGAGGCGATCAGTCAGTTCAGCGACAAGCAGTGTTGCGGCCTGTACATTCAGAAGAAAACCATGCTCTCTTTGATCTGCAATAATCTTTAGTGCTTCATGTTCTAGCACTACAGACTGTCGGCTGAAGCCCCGTGATTCTGCTTTAAGATTATTAAACATCTTGGCGTTGAGTACTGCATCGTTGCGACAGTAGTTCAGCATCTCTGGAGAGTACTCGCCAAACTCTTTGTGATCTATTTTCTGAAGACCAATGCGATAGCCCCAAGACTCAAGGCTGTGCCCACCCTCGCGTGTTGGGTTAAAGAGGCGAGACAATACTAGCGTGTCTACGATGGCGCGGTTCTCAGTCAGATCAATATTGTGTATCTTCTTGATGGCTGGTAAGTCATAACCAATGATGTTGTGACCTATCAGTTTGTCTGCACTGGAGAGGTGAGCCAAACCCTGAACAATCTCAGTAGGCCCAAAGGTCTTTGTCTCTCCAGAGTCAGGATCGACAGCCGCAATACACCATATCTTTGTAGGCTCTAGGCTGTCTGCTTCTATGTCAAAGACAATACTTTTCATAGTTCTATTTCTTCTTGCTGTTCTACTTCCATTGATATCTCACTGAGCCTACCACTGTCCTTGTCGTAAAACAAGTGTGTCGCTAAACCGACATCGCCCGTGTATCTGGACTTGAGTACACGGACTCGTGTGGTGCTGGCTTCAATGGGATCTTCTGATTGCTGGTTACGCTCCAAAGATATCACACAGTCTGACAACTGAGCGATACTCTGTGAGCCACGTAGATGGTTGAGTCCTGTCTCAATACCATTCTCGTGACCGCGATTGCCATCAATCCTTCTGAGGTGCGACACAAGTATGAGGCCCACGCCCGTCTCTTCCACCAGCGTTCTGAAGTTGTGCATTATAGAATCTATATTGCGGCGTTCATCACCGTCCGTTGTCATGGACAAGAGCATATGCAAGTGGTCAAAAACTATCCACTTACACTCAAGGCCCATTGCCATGAAGCGCAGTTTAGAAAACACACTATCAACATCGTTCATCCCAAGATGGGCATGGACAAAGACGCGGTTCTTGTTCTGCCCGTCATAAAGAACATTGAAGAAATTATCTATTTCTTCCTCACTGTACTTAGCTCTGACGCTATCAATGTGCAGGCGAGCATTAGCCTCAATAGATAAGATACCATCAACAGTCCTACGCCAGTCCTCTTCAAGAGCAATGACGCCTACCTTGTCGTTGGTGTTGGTGATGAGCCAGTGTTCAAGCTCACGAGTAACACTAGATTTACCTAAGCCTGTGCCGCCTGTCAGTGTGATTAGCTCACCCTGCCGCAAGCCCTCAAGCTTTTCGTTTAGTCCCTGCCACGGGTAGGCAACGGATTCTTTTCGCTCCCGCTTCTTATAGTTCTCACGCTCTTCACTGACATTTAGAATCCCAGACGGCGTGTAAAGTTTTGAAGCCCACCATGCAGTAACGTAAGCTTTGTGATGACCCAGCTTGAGCATTTCGTTAGGGTCTTTGAAGTCGGTAGGAAGCGTAAGTATCTTCGCCTTTCCGGGCTTGATAATACGCGCCACTTTCTTTGAGGCTTCTCTTCCGGGCTTGTCGTTGTCGAAAGAAATAACCACCGTATCAAACGATTCAAGGAATTCAAGATTTTCTTGAATATCTTTGACTGCACCTTGCGCTCCATTCTTAACAGATACAACCGGCCATTTACTCCCCAAAAGTTCGTATGCCGCCATAGCATCACACTCACCTTCAGTGACCGTAATATATTTGCCGCCCGCCTGTGCAATTTGCTGACCAAAAAGGCCAGTTCCCTTGGCAGAACCGACCCAATTAAATACTTTATTTTCTCTACGGATTTTAGTAGCGACTTCTTCATTGTTTATGTACGCAGGGTAGTGGTGTTCAATGATCTTGCCCGACTCGTCTTTGACTGAGCGAACTCCGTATTTCTTTGCAGTCTCTAGTGAGATTGAACGGTCTGTTAATGCGTGATAGAAGGTTTGATTTTGAGAGAAGGGTGCGTTGTCGTTTGATCTTTTGAAGCTATTAAAGTCTGCCACGTTGCCTCCTATTGCAGATTCATAGTCCTTGAAAAAGGTTCCACAACTAAAACATTTAGCAGTGCCATCTGAATTTATGGAGACAGGATCACTGCCTCCACATTCAGGACAGGGCTTGTGGTACTCCACAAAGTCGCCCATTGTTTAGTCCTCCGTTTCATTGTCCTCTACGATTGCCTCGTCAACAAGAAGCTGTTGCATCTTCTGGTGCAATGCAACTGCCGCCGCCTGATTGATGGTCATGTTTGTTTCAAGATCTTCAATTCTCTTTTGAACATCAGCGATCAGCATAAATGTCGCCTGACCCTCTGGAGAGATCTTTTCTACATCATAGGTTTTATCTTCGTGGGTATATCTCCACATCAGAACTCACTCCCAGCATCGCCATCATCCAGCGCCTCAAACTCAGCACCATCAGGGCTGGCATATTCAACAAGCTCTAGCACTTGCATAGCTTGAAAGTCCAAGCCACGATAGACAGTACCATTCCAAGTTGACTCCCACTCCTTGTACTGCACTCGCACCTTGGAGCCATTACCTACGCTGGTATTCAGAGGCGCTTTATTGCGATCCATCAGTTTGGGTGCGGAGTTAGGCTGACCATTCTTACCAGTAACTTTGCGCTTGATAACAAGGGCTGGCCCCTCTTCCATGTCCTTGACCTTAAACCCGCGTGAGCGGAAGTCATTAGCAACGTCATCAGATACTATCAGGTTCACGGTATACACCGGAGTGTACGTTGTGTTGGGTGTGGTAACGGATGCCCACATTGCTACGCCATCAACAATAGCCATAGTATATTTTCTCCTAAGCTTTATTAAAAAGAAAGTTAATGTACAACGGGATACAGCCATAGATATAATCTTCGGTCAGACGCTCACCCTCTAGTTGGGCTTGTCGCTTGATCCAACCAATCATATCGCTCACTGTTCTGTAGTTGGGCATACCACTACCCAACGTCAAGACAAAAGCCTTGCATAAAGTATCTTCAATATCATAATCAGACATTATTAATAATCTCCTGTGAGAATGGTATGCTTTACTAAGTCTAATAAAAGATTAAACTTTTCCATCTCTACATCAGATACTACCTTCAACTCCTCACCAGTGTCAACAATAAGAATAAAGGGGTATCTAATTTCTTCATCGTTTGATTGATCTCTAAGATTTTGAAGACCTTCTAAGACTTTATCACTTAAAGTTTTTTTATTACTTTTATCAAAGTTTCCTTGTATGATTTTCAATTTGTATCTCCAAGTCAAAAGACTTTAAAGGTTGATTTTAGCATGGATCGAGGCAGATGTCAACCCCCCTCTAACTCCTTGATTAACCAGCCTAAATAGACCTGTGCTTTCTTCAGATCTTCTACACCGTTCTTGTACTCGTACCTCCAAAGGTATTTGAGGCAGTTGCCTTTGAGATAACCCTTGAATTCTTGTGGGTGCATTGAAGCACTGATTGCTTCGATAGCTTCAATCGCTCCCTTGTTATAATGATCTGGTTTATTTACCACATCATGCTTATCTTCCGGGTGATAAAGTTTTCCATAAACTGTTTTACTTTTTGAAACACTATCCCATTCTTGTGGTGTTACATCATCAATGCTCATAGGTATCCTCCGTCTTTAAGATACTGCCCGATTATAGTACCAATAGAAAAGAAAGTCACTATCACCAGCGCATACAAATACTCAGGTGAGTGACGCAGAAGAATAAAGAATTCTTTTATACGGCTTTTGTCCATCGCATCAGTCTCCATGATCTGACCAATGGTAGTCGGCTTCGTCTATGTAATCACGAACAAGATCAAACATATAATCAATGTTGACCCAGCTAGTGATGTCAACTCCGTGCGATTTAACTGAAACAATTTCAACTAAGTTCTCCTCGTCACCATGATGTACAAACTCAATCAAAACATCCGTTGTCATCCAAGGGCAGTCAAGCTCTGCTTCCATGACTTGATTGCCATACATACTAGCTGTCCCCATGATAGACCTCCTGATATTCAACCATGTATTCTAATATTCTGATGGCCTGTCTAGTCGCTGACTCTTTACCCTCAAAATAATTTGCAAGAGCAGAGTTTTCGCCATACCTCTTTGCGTATCTGCGCCGTGCTTTTATTGAATCCGCACAGTTATTTCTAAGATGACCGCGCCAATGATTAGCCAACTCAATACTATTCAATACGCTCATTTTTAATCTCCTTTAGTCCAATAGAAAAAATACCATAAATCAAGAAGTCCATTTCCGCAGGGGAAAGTTGGGGCATTGCTACCCCAATATCCTTGCGACCTTTCTGCCAATCATCAAGCTCCTCAAGGGATGCGGGTAACTCCACAACCTTTGGATGATCGTCAGTCAAGCAACAAACAAACCTAGTATATGACACCTTTTGTTTCCTTATCGAATTTTAATTAAGCAATAGTCGTGGCGGTCATTAATCTTATAGAGGCTATAACGGCCTTTCAAATATGTTGAAGCCGCCGCTGATGTCTTAGCAAAATCTTTCTTTGGAATAACAAACCAATCGTTGCGCTTCATAGACTCAAAAAGATCTCTCCACTTTGATGCCCTGCCCCTGAAATTCATAGGGTTGGGAGGTGTGCCAGCATTAACTTCAAGATACTTTATTTTTGCCTTGCTCATCATATTTCTCCGTAATTGATTAAAGGTTTACCGCACTTTGAAGAAAGTCATAATGTACTTTTGATACATGAAAACCATCCTCAAATTTCTTGGACTTGGTAGCCAGAAAACTGCACCAAGTATCCCATAAATTCTCTGTGCCAATGGTGTGACAGACTGACACATAATTAGAAATCTTCTTATCCTTCAATGTCTTAGACTTGATAGACTTAGAGAAGGACAAATCCTTTTTAGGTATGTTGTACATCCGAATGTTATGCACATCAATGCAACCGACCAGCCCCGCTGTTAGCTGGCAGACAAAGCCAGCCTTGGCTAGACCAAGCCCGTCGATCTGAAGGAATACATTCATCAAGGACAGCGCCTTGTCATCATCAGACTTAGATGAGTTGAGGACTGCCAGATACTGTGAATAAATAAAATCTTTCTTAGACTGTAGCGAGTCAAAGCACTTGATCTTATTACCCCAGATAAATCTAGAGTCGCGCCCAAGTTTCTTCACATCTTTTAGCTGTTCGCCCACACTGTACCAAGGCTGTTGGATACTCAGCACTACCATCAGAATCACATCAGAAAGATTGTCGCTAGATAATCTAGAGTAATCTTGCACAGCTTTTGCATGAATTTTGTACATAAAAAACTCCTTATAGAATCTATAAGCTATATAATTTTGAAACGTGGCGAGTTATTATATTGTTCAACATCCACCCGCAAGTCTCTGATTTCACTATCTAAATTCCATTCCAGATCCCAGAAGCCTGCATCTTGCAAGCGCCTCTTGAGTTCGATGAGTTGGTTACGAGCGATACCAGACCCCGGAAAGTCATAAGCAAATTTAGAGTGGTGTGAAATGGAACGCTCAATCCACGCACAATCCCAACTACTTCTGTATTCATCGCCACGATTACCATAGCGCAGACAAAATTCATAGTGACCTTTGTAAAACTCTTGGTCATCTTTCTGCACTACCCAAACGTCACAGTTCTCGCCCTCAATCTTCATAGAAAACAAATAGTTTTCTTCTGGGTGATGGCACTCATTGTTGAACAACATCGGCTGTACTCCTTTTGTATTTTGTACAACAACACTCGACAGGATCAAATGCTATATGCTCCCAACCTTCAATTGTTTCGGGCTTAACGTGACAGTAAATAGCAATAAGCTCCACAAGCTTTTCTATTTCTATACCGTCCAACCGAAGGTGGTGACAAGATATAACATCCGTTAATAGACTAGCTAAAATAGCTTTATCTTTTTTTGAAGTACGCATAACTATCTCCTATCGAAAGAAGGCATCAAGCCAATTGATTTCATAGCAACCAGTTCTCACAAGCTTGTCACCTACACCAATATAGATTGGCAGTGATGTGTGCATTTCTTTTTTACTTTTAGCCACGATATATTCAACGCCATCAGTAGCCTTGAAAGACTTTAATCTTTTGATGTGTCGCCAGATAATCATATCGTTGGCACGTTGACTGCGAGATGCTACGTAATACATATTACTTTCCTCTGTGGTTGTTGATCCATTCTTCAACGGTGTCACCAGACTTGGAGGCATCGTCCCAGAATTTATATAAGTCCTTTACAGACCATTCGCTCTGCTCTTTGTGCAGACAATCCAGAATAAATGAGCAGTAATCCTCATCATTCATTGCAGATCTGACTAATCTATGGGTGTTAATCATCTTCTCTTGCCGCTGTTTCATCTTGCCTCCTTATAGAATCTATAAGCAAAAGAAAAGGCCCCGAAGGGCCTTGATTAGTAATAACCTTCACGCACTCTGTGAAGGACGTTGAAGATCTCTGACTCAGAAAAATGTAACTTTTTTAACTCTTGCGCTAGTCCACTGTAATCTGGATTAGGCTTGAGATAAATATGAAACTGAACCAGAGATTCAATATCAACCCGATCAGGCCGCGATGCGGAATACATCGGAGTTGCACACGTTGCGAACAATTTCTTGGCGCTTGTGATTAACTGAGGCGATGTTAGCCTGAGTCTTTTTGGTAGCCGCTGGAGCATGAGTAGACCAATCCGTTAGAGTATTGTAGACAGCCCATTGATTGCGGCCCATCTTATCTGAGTACTGATTCCAAGCGTTCGCAAGGTAGGTCAGCGAGCTATTGAGCCGTGGAAGCTGGTCAAAGACTGCCGACCACGACACCCCACACTCAGCCACAATGGTACGCACCAGATCCAGACACCCTGCCGCCTCTGCAAAAACAAACATGGCTTGCTTGGCTGTAACCTCAGTGCGATACATCTCAGCCCACAATTCCTGCTCATTCTGGAAAACCTCTAGAGATTTGGTGATGGCTCTAGATGCCGCTTTCATGTCTAGATTTTTGGTGTGCCTAGCCTTGAACAAAGCCGCAGAACCGCTCACAAATACTTGACGATTCATGCAGGCCCACTGATTAGCGCCAGCCGATATGATGAAAGAGAATGTACTATTAAGCGATGTTACACCCAGCAGAGTCAGGCAAGCCGTGTCACCGTCAGGCGTAGTGTAAGTATGCTCAGGCAACCTGTAGGTAATAAAGGTAGCCGCACCTTGGTGGGATGTTTGTACTCTCTCAACAATCCCATCGGTGTTCAGACCACTACGCAAAATGATCTCGCGCTGAGTCTGCAAAAGCTCTCGCGGTGCAACAGGTTTGTAGCTCTCGCCGTGTACCCCTAAGATAACAGGGTTGGGCGTGTCGATTGTATCGCCGCGAATGACAGCAACCTTATTGGAAAAATGAATACCGCCATCATCATCCAAAAAGCCTAGCTGTCGAGTCTCGACGGGCCAATCAATTATTTCAGGAGTCCCGTCAAAAACAGCGGGAGTTGGGTAAAGCGAAAGTACATTAGACATTGCTGTCTCCTTAGTTGGTTTTACTACACGAAAAAAGCTTATAGAATCTATAAGCCACTTGAGATACTA